GGCTGGTCTAGTTCAACTACTTTTTTGTAGATATCTTGAAAATTCATTATTTGCTCCCAACAGCACTTTTAGTGCCTGCCTTGTCTTCTTTATGTTTAGGTAATTTATATTCGACATTTTGCCCTTCGTCTTTTTTACGAGCTTTTGCTTCTTTGGCAATGTCTTTTAAAAAGTTTGTTACGTGGTCGTCACCAAAATAATCTCTATGACGGATTTTTTCTGGATCTGTTAAATCTGTGTTTAACAATGATTTGCCGTTGGGCTCTGCTGGATCAAAATATCCTTCTTCTGAAGTGTCGTTGATATTTCTTACACGGAAATGACTTTCCGGCATCCCAGTGAATTCACGAATAAGGATAGATACTTGTTGCGGTGTTACAGGATATTCGCAATCAGCTTCAAACATTGTTACTTCGATGTTTTTTAATTCTGGAAAATCTAATGCTGTAGGGCGAATAGGTGTTGTAGTTGATTTTTCAACTTTCATACAACCGTATTTTGCCAAACCTGACTTAACTTTATCGGCAAATCCTTCCGCTAGATTACCGGCTACCTTAATACGGAAACCATATGTTTTCTTGCTTTCGGTAAGATATTCATTAAATGTTTTCATACTCATATTTATGCTTTTCCTGAAAGTTTTTTAAGAAGCTCGTTGCGATCAGTAATAACGTATCCTTGCCCGTTAAGCATATTTCCGTCATCTTCTCCCGCATCTTTGTCTATTTTGAGCTTTCTAAGTTTTAATTCTACTGACTTTAATTTTTTATCAATCTTTGCTGATTTAGCATCTATGGCGTTTTTCATCATAGTACCTGCCACTTCAAAAATACGGCCGCTGTAGCGAACTTCTACGTTCATGCCCAAATCCATTAGATCGTCGTAGGCTAATTCTGCTTTTTTAGCTAGGTCGTCTAGATCCTTTTCGTCTAAATTTTCGAGGTCGTCAATTGCTGGCAAAGTCCCAGCTATGTGTTCAATTTCTTTATAGCTGCGTTCAAGGCTGCGTACTTGGTCCTTTGATTGCTCAGCTTCTATTTCGGGCACAACTTCTGGAGTTGGCGTGTCAAGATTAAAAAGTTCTTCTAATTTTTTAGTCATACTTTACTTATCTGCGCTTTGTGCCTTTATGAAAAATATCGTCTTCGTTGACTACTCGAAAACGAATGCCTTGTTGTTTACACCAAGCATTGGCAGCTTCCCATTTGGCTATGTTTTTTACATATTGTTCTTGATTATATAAACTCTTGCCCACACGTTCTTTTAACATGTGGTTACTGGGTTTTACTTCAACGACTTCTGCGTGTTTGTTTTTGTCTTTGTCTACATACACAACAAAAAAATCTGGTACGTAAATTGTGCTTTTTCCTGTTAGCGGATCTTTGTAGGGAATCTGTATGCTTTCGCTGGCCCAATTTTGTACACCTGGATGTTCGTCAAGCATTCGCATAAAAACAAATTCCCAACTACTGCGAGCCAAAGGAGTTCTTTTCCCGATATATTTGTCAGGATTTTTCATTTCAAATCTTCCTTGAGCAAATTTACCCATTAGGCCACTACATTTCTAACTTGAAATTGATTTACAGACTGAGTTACTCTGTAACCTAATTTTGATGTTGCTGATCTATTTTGATTTAAAATAGTACTAACAATAGAAGATAACTCTAAACTTTCTAAACCTTTGAGCGTATCTAATAAAGCATTAACTGAGATGTTTTCAATCTTTGCTTGTTTTAACAAAATAATAGCGGTGACAATTGATGCTTGTTGTCCAAAACCTTTTTGTTCTAAGAACGCAACAGCCGCATCAACATCACCGGATTTATATTCTTCTCCAGGGTCGGCATAATTGTTAAAATATACTTTAGCAAAATCTGCGCTGTCAACGCTGTCAGTTTGCGCTGGTAGATTTGATTTAATTTGTGATGGGAAATTATTCATTTAAATTTAATCCAAATTTACTACTGGCCGCCCAGGTGTTACCTCAGGGGCATTGCCTGAGGCAAAACCCGGTGGTGTTCCAAAACTAATTCCAGGAAGACCGCTAGTGACATTAGTGAGTGCGTTTGGCGAAGCTAAAATATTTGTAGCATCCGCTATTAAACTTTCTTTACTGATGCTGGCCACACTCTTATAAAAATTAACAGCTTTAATAGCAGTTTGTAATAGGCCGCCGCCCATTTCGTCGCCAGCTTCGTAATAGTCTTTAAAAATATCCGCAGCATCTTGAAGAATTTCTGTTGGTTGGCCAAATACTCCAGTAAGTCCAAATATGCTTGGATTCACTCCGCCACCTAGACTTAATGGACTTGGAACTTTGTCGTAGTGTACGGTACCAAACTGTGGAGGTAATTTTCCATTTTTTGTAACCACTCCTTGACCATACATTACACTTTCATAGACCACTGTCATGCCGCTTTCAATAGTTCCGTTACTGGCTGTTTGATCAACTGAGCCATGGCTCCAATTAACTACTCTAGGGTTAATTAATTTATATCCGTTCCATGATTTTCTAGCTAGTGTGTAAATTTGTATAGATTTAAAAAAACTTTCATCGCTGCCGTTTTGATCTAGGCCATATCTAGCACCACCACGTTCCTTCCAATATGGACTTCCTGTGCTACTTCCAGGGTCGGCATGTGCTACTTCTGTAGTTAAAAATCGTTCTGGTGAATGGTATCCGTAATATAACGCATATAACGAATTGGTAATACCTAGATTATCATCATGGAATTGAAGATTTAACGGCTCAAATTTTATATCTTTATATACAACTTTCTTTTTGTTGTACATATTTTTAACTTCGTGTTCCATGGTAATTTTAGGTAAATCTGCTGATTTAACTAACAGCCCAGCTTCTAATTGATGTCTAAGTTTCCATGATGCTGATCGAATAGCCTTTGGGTTTAGTTCAAGATACACATAGTACATGAACTTTGTTCGAGGTGCTCGAGCAAAGGTGTGATCAGTATAAAGACGTGCCGCGTGACGAGCATCACCAAGGTTTCCTTTGGGATTAGTTATTCCGGCACCAAAGCCTTGTAAAAATCTAGTAGTTTTATCTGCCATATAATTATTTAGTCGTAAAAAAAGCCCAACTTTAAATTGGGCTTTTTAATTACTGTGTAACTGTTACAAACCGCCACCACCAGTTGATAGTGCGCCAATTGTTCTAGCACCAATATTACGGCCAATGCCGTCAACGCCGCCGCCTTTGTACTGAATAGCGTTGTCATATCTAATAGCTAATGATATGCTGGCTGCTTCGTTGGTTGTGTAGTTTAGATCGCCGTAGTCAATATTTTGTACAAAACAACCATAGCATTCAAATGTTTCTAATGTGTTTGGTGTTTGTGTACCATTACCGCCGTCTAGTACTTCAATAACTGTGGTAAACTTGTAGTCTTGTCCAGATGCTGCGCCAGACTGTTCAAAGAAGTCAAATTGTTTCTGAATTTGTTCTCCGCACAATCTTTGGATTGCTCCAGTAGCGTCATCTCTAACGTTGAGTGTTAACGGCTCCCAATTGTGTCTACCAGCTAGATATACTCTAGAATTGTAAACTGGAAGTTCGATTTCTTCAAAGTTAATCTTAGGACGAGTAATGTCCATTACTTGTTTTGTTAGCTCTGTGGGCACCGTACCGTTAGCACCGAAGCCCTGTAGTGTGACCCTAAATCTATACTTTAGCTTAGGCATCAACAAGCCTTGACTTGATGATGAAGCATCAGTTGCTAAGGGTACTGATAATTTTGATAGTGTTGAAATTGCCATATCTGTTTGCTCCGGGTAATGTTATTTATCACGAATCAAAAGGGGTATAAACCCCTTCTAATTACGATGCTCTTGCGCCCTGAATCTCTCCTGTGTTCTTAAGTCTTAATGGTATGTAGATAAATTCAATAGCTTTTACAGGTTCTATTGCGATATCAACATACAACTCGTTTCTGTCTATTCTTGCTGGTGTATTGTTTGTTTCATCACATACAACAGCATAGTCATAGATTGCTCGTAAACCAGTTAACTCTAACAATAGACTTTCAATTGCCTGTTTGATTTCGTCTCTAGTGATCTTATCGTTAGGTTCAAAAACAAACGGTTTAGCTAATTTATTCAGCTGTGTTCTTAGATAAACTACTAGACGTGCTACGTTAATACGATCAAGTGCTGAACTTCCAGCTGATCGTGTTCTTTGACCATAGTTAACTAGGCCAACACCGTTAAAGAATGTTAGTGGGTTAACTTTGACATTGTACAGCGCATCACGCTGACCTTCAGTTAAGCTCACTGATTTGAACTCACCTGATGTTGTGTCAATGTAACCAACTGCGGTTGCGTTAGTAATAGCACCTCTACGAATACCTGCTGGAGCAAACCATGGATAAGCAACTTGGTCGCTTAGAGCAATAGTTTTTAGCATCATGTGACTTGCTGGAACTACAATGCTGTTACCAGTGTTATCGTTGGTCAATCCGCTTGGGTAAAATACCGCTGCGTATGGATCATACGTTACTAAACCTGAGTCACCGTTGTCAGTAGCACCGTTAGCGTTACTTCCCCAGTTAGTGATCGAAGTAGTGTCTGCGGCTAGACGCATTGGACTGTCACCAACAACAAACGCAGTACCTCCACGATCATTGTTTAAATCAACTAGATTTTGTAGAACTTCTGGATATCCTGGGCAAGCAATTAGATTAAAACTACGAACTTCGTCTTCTCTAATTTGTTGGTTAGTTGTAATAGTTGCTTTTAAAGCAGCTACAATAACTTGACGCTGTGCTTTACGGCCAAATGTTGACCCTGACACTGTGACCCAACGTGCTGGCTGATAGTCAGCCATTGATTCATCGCCTTGTCTTGGATTATCATCTTCTGTGCTAACATAGTCTGCGCGATATGCTTTAACATTGAACCCACTTCTACGTGTGTTCCATAACAGCATACCTTGTGGATACAATTCTGGATCAGGTGCGTCAAAGTCTAAGAAATCTGACACTAACAAGTCAGCAATATCTGCTGGCTCAGTGCTTTCTGTTCCAGCACCTGGGCCTGTAGTCCAACGAGCATCGGCAAATAATATTCCTTCTTCAGAAGTGTTATCACCAGTGTCAATTTGAACCCATTTTAAAGTATCTGTGTTCCAACGATATACTGTTGGATAGTTTTCAGTATCACTGCTGTCAATCCATAAATCGCCAGCAGCAAGATTTGATGCGCCGTCGCTTTGTTTTACTGGTTTTGTAGCAGAAATTATTGGGCCTGCTGGATCAGCTGACGGAAACTCGTTTAGGTATCCTACCCAAGTGTTACCGTCGTGGACCATAATATCAATTTGGTTTAGAGAACTTGAATACCATAGCTGTCCATCTGTTGGATCGTTTAATGGAGGATCCATGTCAGCTACATAACCTGTAGCAGAACCTGCCATTGGCAACCAATTGCTGGCAATAAAGTCGTATGTTTCACCAGCTGGCGCATCATATAAGTCAACTGTGCCGTCGCCGTTTGAGATATTAAAACCTGTATAGCCAATGTCTGCTAGAGCATCGTTAGTGTCTAACAGTCTAAATTCGCCACCTAGTTTGTGACTGATTACTAGTTTACCGTTAGAAACAGATGCTTCTACGTTAACCAAAGTTGAAGCATTAATTGCTTCGGCAATAGCGTTTGCGTCTGTGGCATTGCTGGCCGCGGTAAATGTGATAGTAACTGGAGCTGGAGCACTGATTCCTAACGGATCTGGAGTTCCTAACAGTCTGCTGCCTAGTACGCTTTCTCTAATTGTAAACGATTTAGAACCAGCAGATAATGT